TATGAAAGAGAAGGGAACTTTCTACCAACTATCATCACTATCAGACTCATCATCAGATTCAACATACCTAATAATTTCTTCACTAATCGGAGGAGGAATGTATATATGGACAGAAATTCCTAATAGGCAGTCATCAACAGTTAAAATAGTTTTGAGAGCTTTAACTTCACGTATAGTCCTAGGTGGTAAATTGTAATAGACGCTTGGATTTCCGCCAGGTATGATGTGTCTACCGATCTCTTCAATGATCTTATAAACCTTACTAGTGTCAAGGTTAGGACCAGCTTGTATACTTCTATGTTTAAACCATGCCCAAACAGTAGAGACACTATTTAAGAGAAGTATCCTTTCTCCACCATTATCACTCGAATTAATATCATTCATCCTGCGTATAATCTTCCTAAAATCAGCCTTTCTAACTCTATCATTAGTAGTGAGCCAAGCAGTAAACATAGCAAGGACACGAAAGCCAAGATCAACAGACCAGGAACCCCTAACTACTTCAGATATTGCGACTAAAAAGTAGTCTGAATCCTCTATCTCAGTACTACTTCCTAATATCCTCTGGTAAGTCTGTCTAACTAATAAGCTTCCTACATCAGGTACAGCACTTAGAGTCTGAGGCCTAATACTCAACTCTCTGCTGATAGCTTCAATCTTTTCGGCAACTGTAGGTATACTGTAGATGGGGATAGCTCTAGACTCGTCATCAAGGTAGTCTGGCAGAGAAAGAGAGAGAGTATTAATCATTCTAGTATCCTTAGGAAGCACACAGAAGAGGAGACAAAGTAACCCATCATTGGCCAGGATCGCCATACCTCCAGAAATTCTATTTACAAATACATAATTATTGATTGCAGCGTCAGCATCTGGATAACTAGTGACACTGAGAGTGTAATCAGCAGTAGTTTTCTCCTCATTAAACGGACTTCCCCCAATATCCCTGATAGAAAGTTCACAGTCTCCAAAGATACCAAACTTTTTGAGCTCATAATTGATATAGTGGGCAGAGTTGTAACCTGGAGCTTTCCACCTAACATAATGAGCATTGATAAGATTAATTATGAGACGCCTTGAATCATCATTTCTAAAGTACATATCAAAATCTTCTTCATAGCCGACAAAAATATCATTTGTAGAGTTAATTGCTAGCATACAAGCTTCCTCAACAGGTGTGATAAGAGTAGCCTTACTAATAGCCTCACTTTCTCTGCGATGTCTAATAACAATATTACTAACCGTATTACCAACTATGCTGGTATATGTCTCAAGAATATAGTTGATGAAACTACTCATAAAACGGTTGTTATTCATTATTATCCGGAAGCTAACTATTTCACTTCTGTAAGTATCTCTCAGCCTTCCTATTATGTAATTCATGCGAGCAATGCAACTGGTTAGAATACCTTCATCTTTAAGGCATTTCCTCATATCTTCGCCAGTCGTCCTAGTAGTAACCCCACGGATAACTGCATTTTGATAAATGATAGCGTTAGAAATGACTTCAGGTGTTCGATAAGATTTTAGCACATCTGTAGTCACACTAGTTACACCATCAGTGATCAATTCAGCAGCAAATAACTCAAATTTAATTAGCTGAATTGCAAACATGTGCTTATTAAATGGAGTGTTACGATGCCCAGAAGGTCTGATCATGTTCTTGAGAATATAGAGAAAGTTTATGTTAGCATCTATTTTATCAATGTCCCTCCAATTGACTGCCCTTGTTGAGTCATCTAATACTTTGCTAAGTGTTATATCAATTGCATTCTTGTATGCATTCTTGACATTCCTGGAAAGCTTAGTATCTGCGAAACTTTCAGTGTTAATTATCACAGTAGGTATATTAGCACCACCAGTTACACTTTT